GATTTCTTCAGGTGTGTACTCACTCAAAAAAGCTTTCACAGGAAGACCAGCAGCGCCAGCAGCAACAGCGTAATCAGCAGGAGTGGCAATCTTTTTAGAAGAGATATACTCCGAAAAAGCTTTGTCACTGGAGGCCAACGCCTTAGCTTTAGCTTCAGGAACACCATCATCAATTAATGTCTGAGCGCGAGATTGAACACCGAGCATGTCTTGTTGTGTTTTAGCCATATCTTGACCTGTTTTAGCAGTAGTGGCTTGTTCTTTTTGAATATCAGTCAACGCTTTCATGCGGCTCATAACATCATTCAACAGTTGCCCATCTCCGTTTTGAGCAGCCTTTTGAGCAGCCTGTGCCAATGAGTTAGGGTCATTAGGATTTATTTGAGAAAGAATTGATCGACGTTGAGATAAAATCTGTAACTGAGGATCTTGACCACCCAAAGCACCGCCAATAGCGCCACCAGCTAAGTATCCACCTTGATACAACTGAGCACGAGCAGCTTGTAGAGGATCTAAATTAGCTAGTTGTACGCCACGGTTTAAAGCGGCATCACTTTGAGCTTGTTGATATTGTTCAGGAGTACTAAATAAACCTGCGACCATAGAATCTGCTGCCATTAGATTCCTCCTTCCACGTTAAACATATTGCCCCATACAGATTGAGAAGGCTGCATTCCTCCGCCACCGTATCCGTACACGTTTCCTGATCCGTATTGATTATTGGCTTGTAAACTATTACCATAAGCGTTTGCATAGTTACCTAAACCTGTATTAAAGGCTTGGTTAGAAGCTGCACCACTAACAGCAGAACCAAATGGAGAGTAAGCGTTACCTGCCTGAGCTGTCCTAGCTGCATTCAAACCACCAGACAACAAAGAGTTGCCCACGTTAGCGCCAGCAGTAGCAGTACGACCACCAAGTTGAGCACCAATGTCCAATGGAGACTGACCTAGTTGTTCAAGCAACTGAGAAGTACCTAACTGAGTTTGCAACGGAGAGTAAGCACTAGACAATAAGCCTTGACCAAATGTGAACTGTTGCTGTCCTGCTTGTTGAGCATTAGCAGCTAACTGAAGGTCTTGTAAGGCACGAGCATTTGCTAGGGCTTGATATTCAGGATTAGCTGCACCTAAGTTACCACCTTGAGCAACTGATAGACCTGTACGACCTGTGTTGCTTAGTTGGTTCATCAAATTAGCTGATTGTTGTTCACGACTTGGGGCCAATAAAGCTTGCTGGTTAGCGATGTATTGCTGTGCAGCCTCTTGAGGAGACTGAGCTAAATATTGCCTACCCATTGACTGAATGGTAGCTACATCTTGTTGAGTCTGAGGCAGACCTGAAAGCAAGTTTCCTTGAACAGCTTGTAAACGAGGATCTAAAGCGTATCCAGCATTAGTAAGATAACCTTCAGGATCAAACTGAAAACCAGAAGTTCCAAAGTTAGTTGTTACACCTACAGGACGAAACTTCTGAGCCTCAGCAGCCATTTGACCTGTTTGGAGCTGTGCGTTAGCTGCTGTGTTGGCTGCGCTTTTGGCTGCGTTACCTTGAAACATTCCTCCAAGGATAGCTCCACCTCCCGCTAGTAATGCTGCTTCTAAACCCATTATAGACTCCTAGTAAATATTTGACGAGTTTTGCCGTCTGTGCAAACAACGTCCGAGTGGTATTCAAATTTCATAAGTTTTAAAAACTTTCTGTGCTTATTGTCTTCAATATCGTGAATTGCTAGTATTTGCTTTTTATGTAAGGACATTAAAGTATCAACATCTTTTTGTAGTTCTGTCTTTACTTGTTTGTTCCATCTAGCGCAATCACAATGAATAAATGTCTGACCTTCAAAGTAATCAAAATAAACTACGTAGTGTTGATTATATACTACGGGTGTTTTCATTGTTACTTGTTGGCATTTTCAAGTGCTGTAATGCGCTGTGCTTGCGTAGTGCAACGAGCATCTAGTGTGTCTACGATTGCTTTGAGTTCTTGGATGGCTGCGGTCAATGTAGCAACCAAGAAGCTAGTGTCAATGCCTTGGTAGACAGGGTTGCCTTCAGCGTCTACGGCATCTTTTGCACCATTTACACAATTAGCTTCAACTTCAGCAAGTTCGTGTGCAATAAATCCTTGACCGTCTGATCCATCAACTTTCCATTTGTAAGTAACAGGTTTGAGCAAAGACACCTTTGCCAGTGCGCTGGTCATGGGGGCAATGTCTTCTTTCAGGCGGTAGTCTGAAGATGTGTTGTACGAGGTGCTTGTGCCACTTGTTGAAATCGTACCAACTTGCCCGTTGGTATTCAAGAAGTTAGCGTGTTCATAGGTGCTGCTAGTACCTGCGCTGTTTGACCAGTTACCTTGAGAAAGTCGTAACACTTTAACCGCAGAAGAAAAAGTTGTATTCCCCACCAGCAAGTTACCGCTGGAGTCGATACGGGCGCGTTCTGAGCCATCAGTAGAGAAGGTAACTACATAACCTGCACCAGCAGACAATCCGTTACGAATGTCCATAATACCTGTTGTGGAGTTATTCAGGATTTGCCCGTATGCAGCTCCGCTAACTTTAAACTGTACGCCTTGATTGCTGTTGGCAGTAGTCTGGTTAAAAGTTTGGATTGGTGTTGCAGCTTTAAGTTCAAGGACGCTACTTGGCGTAGTCGTACCCACACCCACGTTACCTGACGCATCTTTAACCAAGCCACCAGCGCCTACGTTAAGTGTGTCGGTAGCAGCGTCACCTAGTAGGGTATTGCCTGTGGAAGTCAAAGCAGTAAACGTGCCAGCAGCGGCTATAGTCCCTCCAATGACAGCATTATCAATAGTGCCTCCACTAAGGGTTGGACTAGTTGAGTTAGCCTTAGTCGCCACTGCCGTAGCAATGGAGTTAAACTCAGTGTCGATCTCCGTACCGCGAACGATCTTTAAAGCACTCCCCGGTGGTAGGGAATCCTTTGTTGCAAAGTTAGTACTTTTTGTATAGTCTGTCACGTTTATTCCTTTGTTTCCTATTACGCTATTTTACCATTTTTCGCGTGTAACTCTAATTTCTGGATACTAAGTAAGTAACCTTTTACTTCAGTCTCATATCCAGTCTGAATAACTTTACCGCTTCCTGTAGGATAGGCAGTAATAGTCTGTAAAGCAACACCATCAGTGTAATAAGCTGTGCCGTATTCACCAATACCGTAGTAACTTACAGCTTGATCTGAAATGGTTACGTTCTGAGATTGGAAAGCACCTGTGAAATCGTAAGCCCATTTAATAGTCACAACTTGATCTGTACCGCCAATGACAACTACTTTGAGTTTCTTCAAAATAGAAGTTACGTTAGGTTGACCTAAATCAGTATGCTGAGTGTAGTACTGCATCCGATACGTCACATCATCATTGTCAAAGTATCCTGTATATTGACAAACATAGCCGGGACGACCTAACAACAAAGTACCATCTGATCGTTGACAAAAACTCTTAGGCTCAATAGTGTCCCATGTCGTTACTCGTAAGCTGCCATCTGGTAGTGATGCTTTAGCGTCAAAACAATAGACCTGCTTAGTTAGGGGAAGTGTTAAAAGATAGAAGCCTTCACGAGGAGAGTACACTGACTTAATTGTAGTAGCATCCTCACCTGAGACAGCAGCAATTAAGTCATTACGTACATTCTTAGACAAATCATTTAACGGTGCTGACTTCTCTTGAATAGTCCTAGAGATTGAACGCAAGCCAGTTTCAGACAAGAAGATAACATCTGAGCCAGTGTTGGCTACTGAGTCACGAGCAATGCAACCAATACCTGTAACGACATCTGAAAGAGTCATTGTGGAAGGTGTATTAGCTCCTGTGTAGATCAGGACGTTACGTTTACCAAAGATGTACAGGAAGTTGTTATGAGCAGCTAGGGCGACAATAACGTCACCACCTTTAGGCCACACAGTAGTTATATCTAACGTACCAGCAGTGCCTGTACCCCATTTATTAGGATTCTTAGTGTCTGACCATTGAACAGTTACTTTGTCTGTTGTAGTGTCAGCATTCCACAAACGTCCATAAGCACTAATGACAATATTAGCTAGTTGAACAGTTCCGTTGTAACCAGTTTCTTGATCGGCACGAAAGTAAGTAGCAGTCGATACAGAAGGATCAAAGCCAATAGGGGGAAACCCTCTTTGGAAGAAGTACAAACGACCACTCAGGTTAGCTGTAGACCAGTTACTATCTGTAATAGTTGGGGCAGTTCCTACACCGTTAAAGGTAACTTCGGAGAGCGTAGTACCTACTAACTTAAAGATCTTGTTGTTACCTGCACACAATGTGTAAGTAGTTCCAGCAGCATCTACAAGTTCAGCAATAGCTTTAACGTCAGTAGTGCCTAAAGCAGCTAATGTATTGTGCTGCTTAGTGTATCCCTTACGAGCACCAATACGTCCATATTGATCAATAATACAGTTATTAGCAACTAATGCCCAACCAGTAGCTAAATCAAGAGATGCGTCTTGAGTGTTCAGGCCGTAGAAGCCCGGAGCAGCGATTGAAAAAGCTTGTAACTGTTGAGACATTACGCTGGAATCCAAGCATCATTTTCAGGGGAGCGCGAAAGTTCAATAGCAATTAAGTCGCCTAGAGACTTCTTAGCCAACGCATAACATTCTGAACTACTCAGTCCACCATCTTCACCACGATCCACTAAAGCTCTAGCTAAAGCGCCTAAGACGATAGGTTCTTTAGGGAGCTTAGTTGTATCTGAGTCAGAAGTCATGTCATCTTCTGGCACAATCATGCTAAAACGAATGTTGTAGGCAGCATCGGGAATAGGCCAGAACTTAACTTGAGCATCGCCATTTGAGTCTACACCACCGAAGATGTAATAGAACGGAGTTGTCTTTTGAGGATTAGCTGTACTATAAGCTTGAACATCGAGATAAGTATGATCCTGAGGCGATAAAGTATAGTAACGGCTAGTGTTGATGACGTTCATGATCTTACAACGTACACCAGCACCTGTGATACTGTAACCTACGTACTGATCAGCTACAGTGGGAACTGTAACGGCTGTATTGAAAGCATCCCAATCGTAAGCATCAGCGCACTCACGTTTAGCATCGTTAACAAACTTACCTATGAGTTGACTCAAAGATGTATCTGATACCGCTGTTACCTGTGGCTCACGTAGACGCACAAGTACGTCATTGACTAGAGACAAATATGTTGCTAAAGCCATGATTAATAGCCTTGCTTCTTAGGCTTCTTTTTGTTAGTCATGCCTGCCTCAGACATGGCAATAGCTACAGCTTGTTTACGGTTAGTTACAGCAGGGCCTGTCTTAGAACCTGAGTGGAGTTCACC